ACTGTCATTAAAGGACTTGGCGCTCCTGTCCATATCATTGAACGCCTTTTTGCCTTTTTGGCCGGTGCTGCTGGACTCTTTGCCGACGTTCTGGAGAACCCGGACCCCGCCCTGGTCGTCAATTTTTAAAGCAATCTTAATGGTGGAGGAGTTAGACATTCTTTAACCCTCCCAAGGTCAAGCCATTCTTCATAGGTGAGCATTTCTGGATCAAGGGGGAAACCCGCAGCGGCAAGTTTTTTAAAGGCCAGCAGCTTTTTGGTGTAGGGATGAATCTCACATTCCTCAATTTTCGGACAATTTTCACAGGCCCATTCAAGGTCAGGTTCATCATATTCTTCCTTACATTTTGCCAGGTCTTTTTCACTACAGATATTCCCCTTTGATATTGCATCCAGATCATGCTCAAGTATTAGTTTGGGTCTTTGGCATCCTCTTCGTCATCACCTGCAAGCTCAATACTTTCGTCGGTATCCGCCGTCATCTCAAAGGCGTGAATGGCCAGGCGCTCCACCAAGTCCGCCGCATGGGTGCAAAATAATTCTTTCCAGTCCGGGTTATAGTTCGGGGATTTTGGATCCGAGGCAACAACCACTGCCTGTCCGTCTTTCATTATGCCAAAATCCCCGTCCCTGAAACCTTTCAGGATATCCCGGCCATGTGTCTGGCGGCACTGGCCGGTGCAGTTGACAATCTTATTCCGGATCCGCTTGGTCATGCCATTTGTATATCCGGCCACCTCTTTGACCGTCGGTGTCCGGTAATACAAATGGATACTGGAATCAGATATATTGTCATGCAGCTTCAGGGTGTTGGGTTCATTGGAAACAAGTCTCATGGATATTCTCCTAAAAATTTCTAATGGGTTAATTTGCGTAAAACTGGGCCAGGTTCTTGATCTTGACGATCACAGACCCATAGATGTCATCTTCCAGGACGGTCATATCTCCTTTTTCTGCCAGGCGCTTTCCATTAGCAGAGACCGGAGCCTTCAGGACACCAAGCTTCGGGAATATGATTTCAACCGTGTATTTGTGGCCTCCACCTTCATCATACACGCGTCCCTCGGCCAGGATAGAAGCCCCAAAGGTCTCGTTGGTGGTCATGTAGTTCCGGACAATGTAATCCCGAAATTCCCGGTCCAGGGCAAGGGTCTGCTCTCTGCCGTCCCGGAAGTATTGGGATGCATAGGCATCGCCGCCCCCGGGGACAAACTCCACCTTGCCGTTGTTGCTCAATCGATGCTCAATGGAATTGATCTCGGCACCCATGTCACGACCACCCTGGAAAGCGGTACCGTTATATTTACCGCCCAGGGTAAACTTGAGTTCAGACACCCGCAGCGGGGTCTCGGATACTCTTCCCGGGAAGGTCATCCAGGCCACCTCAGCCGGGGCATACAGCACCTTGTATGTCACGCTGCCCGATGTGGCACCCGGGGCCGTGATGGTAATCTCGGCAGGGACAGCATCGGATACCGCAGAAAATTCCACCTCCTCCCACACACCGGCAGAGGTCTCCACCCGGATCTGGTGGATGGCATCCAGACGCTCCTGGGCCGTGGTACCGGCTACACCATTCACGGCCAGGGTTAGCGCAGTAACATCGTCCAATGCTGTTATGGATTCTTCTGTGATGGATTTGTCATATTTGCCAGTGGCCACAATCTCTCCAGTAACTTTACAAAAATCATCCCGGGCAAAGGTAGCAGTGACACCATTGACGAACATGGAATAAAACCGTTCTTTGGCAATGATTTTACCCATGCGCTGGGCACCGGTAAAAGACGGCAGAGACCGTGAGGTTTCAAGATCACCGTCAATGGGGGTAATGGTTTTCAAAAATCCTGTGCCGGCAACGGTGGACAAAATAGTTCCCAGGCCATAGGCATAAAGCAGGGCAAAGTGCTGGGCCTGGGCCTTGGGAAAATTCAAGGTAAGATTGGCCGTTTGTCCCAGGTCATAGATGGTATCTGCCTCTTCTTTGCCGGTCAGTTCGTCCTTGTTGGATTCTCTCCGGGTGTCCAGGGAGATGATATCCCCCACCGACGCCAGCAGGGAAAGATCCAGGGTCTGGGCCGTATTGATGGCCGGTTCCATTGCATAGGCAGACACGGCAATAATATTATGATTTGCTCTAACCGATCGTCCCATTATTTACTCTCCTTTCCCTTTTTAGGGGTGGGTTTAGGGTCAGGGGTGATGGCCGGTTCTGCTCTCGGGGTCGGTACAGCGACCTTTTCAAACCGATGTCCCTCTCCTGGAGGGATGGCCTCATATTCCATTCCCCGCTGGAATGTCTTACCGGCATCCGGGCCGTCAACAACCGTGAAGGTGTCCTGGCCGTTCTTTAATCTGAACATTTATGCCTCCTCTCTTTCGTATTCATAAAAAATCGTCTTTCTTAAGATTAACCCGTTCTTTTGGTACAGGAGTTGGATGGGGGTTTCTTTCCCGGGGGAGGCTGATTTGACATATTCCCCCAGGTAATTTCCTTTCAGCTTTTCATGGATTCCCGCCGTCAAATCAAAAACAGATAGAATGGCCTGGTCGTTTTGTATCAGTTTTTCATACACGTAGATTTCAACCGGCAGGGTCATGTCTGTCACTTCCCCCATTAAACTCGATCGGTCCACACTGCCGTCCTTGATCCCGATGCAGGGGAACTTGGATTTCTCGGGTATAATGTCCTTATCCGGAGACAAAAAAACGTCCTTGTCCCTGGGGCCGGTAAGTTGTCTTAGGCTTGTCTGGATAGCTAACAGTAGACCTTTCATTATGGTTTCCTCCCCAGAACCACATAATCTGCAATGGTGTCCTGGAACTCCTGGATATCTTGATCACTGAACCCTAAAAATTCACGTTTGGGGATCTTCACTTTCAGGCCCGGGCCAGCCATACCGCCCCGGTTGTGGATGGCTGAATAAATCCGATCGGAATAAGTACCGGCACTGTCCTTGTTTGCCTCCGGATGCACCAGGCGAAGATAGCCATCCTGCTGCAAAATCTTACTTCTTTTGTTCAGCTTTGCTTTCCGTGCAACGGTCGCAGCAGCAAGCTTGGTCCAGCCGGATCCGTCCGGTGCCTTTTCGTTTTCGAATCGATCATCGGTTTGTTTGACCATGTATTCGGAGAAGGGTTTCATGACAGGGGTCATATCCTGGATATTGCCGATGGATCTGGCAACCATGGCCTGCATATCCTTGTCATTCCATTCATAGAGAACCCCGTCACCGGCCATGATTAAAAGCCCCCCATGGTATCTCTGGTAAATATCCGGGGGTCGGATGTGAGCTTCACAGAACCATTACTGGATGTGATGGGGGCTGACGCCGCCCCGGGTATGTGCACCTTTCCCGAGGATACCTTTTCCAAAAATTTCACGGCATCTTCGTATTTTTTCCGGATCCCTTCGGGAGCACCGCCCCGGCGTGAACTGATTTTATAGATGGCAATATCCACGGCCAGGCTGTTGATAATATCCGGTACCGGAGATAATGGGATGCCATATTTAGACGCGATATGGGCATCAATCAGGGCATCGGCCCCGGCAATGGCCTTGTCCGTGGCTTCGGTGTTCACGGATCCGGTATCGGCATCATCCGTGTATCCGATGACCTCATCTTCATCCATGCTGTCCAGGATATCTTCAAGGGTGCAATAAGGCATCAGGCTTTATTCTCCTCCTGGATGCTCATCCAGGCCTGGTTCCGCATTTCACCCGTGACATTGAAATTCAAAATATCCGACATGGCGTCGACCAGGGGTGCACCTGATCCGGTCGTGTGACCGTCTTCAATGGCTTTTTTCGCGGCCTCAATCAGTTCCTCAAGACTTGGAGCTCCATCGGGATCCGGTTTGCCTTTTCCCGGATTTGGCTTTCCATCACCACCCAGATCCATACCGGCAACAATCAAAATGTCCGGATCATCATTCATGATCTTGATCTGGTCTTCGGTAAAACGATCGTCCGGGAACATTCTGCCTTCACGGGTATGGGCTACCCCGCACCGTCTGAAACCGTCTTTGGTTGATTTTACAAAAATGGGCATCTGTTTATCCTTGATTTGCCCGGGGACAAAGGCCCCCGGGGCAGTGGTTAAAATATTCGTGTGACCTTGAAGGTTAATTCCTATCCAAGTCCGGTGGATCCGAATGCCGTCTGCCAGAAACCATACCCGGCAGCAGCTTCTGCCTCGGCCCCAAACTTGTATTCACCCCTCATGAAAACATCATCCGCTTCAGGGTTGACCTGGCTTACAAAATGAGCTTTTTTGGTTTCCTGATAGATGAAGGGTTTGACAGGCCGTGTGGTGTCCAGGAGGAACCAGGCCGTGTCTGAAGACAGCCGACCGTCACAGACCACCTCTGCCATGCCCTTGTATGGGTTGGGCGTGTCATCGGCCAGCTTTTCATTGGTCATAAGCCCAATGGCCGTGGTCTCAAGAGCAGGGGGAACCAGCAGGATATTGGGCCTGATATTCAAACTCCGGCCTTCATCATCTTTGAATTTGCGCATGGCCACCCGGGCCGCACCAAAGGAGGCATCCGCCAGGGCTTTGGTTGCATTGGACAACGGTGCCGTGCCTTTGTTGCTCACCGAGATCTCTTCACCTTCCTTGCCCACCGGGTGATCCGGGTCGCAAAAATTCTGGCCGTCAAAGCATTTATTGACAAAGGATCCGTTCACCACTTCATAAATAAGTTCGTCCGGGAATTCTTTGGCACTTTGACCGGCATTTTGGGCCTGGGGCGCATAGATCCCCAGCTTATCCCGCTCGATATCTTTTCTCTTCACCGCAATGGTGGCTTCAAAATCCTCAGCCGGGATGGTGTATTTAAACGCTTTGAGCGCTTTGACCACCTTTTCCCCGATCCACCGTTGCATCTTGGGGAAATTGGAAAGCCAGGCATAATCATTTTCACCGGTGGGTGCGGATATCAGCATGGCAATTTTCTCCCAGGTGGAGGGTGCCTCATCAAAGGCTTTGTGGAAGATGGTTTTCAACATAACGAAAACCGATGCGATTGTTGCTTTGTTCAGAAGCATTACATTTCTCCTATTTTAAAAATTTACTCAGAACCCTATCCAACAGGGGTTATATCTCGACCCAGACACCGCCGGATTCAACACCCAGGCAAAGGCCCGCCACAATGCTGTTGGTGCCGCCGGTACTCGCCACCGTGCCTGCATCCTTCACATACACATTGGCGAGCACATGGGCCTGGGCAACGGCATTGGTGCCGTCATTGGCCAAGAGGAATACTTTTTTGCGCATAACCTCAACGGTCTTGTCCCCGTTGGCACCGGCAGAATTATCAATTGCCTCCTGGGCAACCCCGACCACTTTAAGCCCGGCTGCATCGGATGCGGGCACCCCGTATCCGGCAGCATTGGCTGCCACAACTTTCCCGGCTTCAATGTTGGTGCTGGCCGCAACTTTAATCCCGATCAGGATCCCGTCTTTTCTTGCTGTGTTTCGATCACCCATGATTCACCTCCAGGCCGTATTTTTTGACATCCTCGGTTGCCACACCCATCATGGAAGCTACCTGAAGGTCAGATTCGGTCAGCTCACCGGCCTTGGCCTTTTCGGTTTTCCCGGGCAGCTTATCCACCGGCACCACCACCGGGGCCTTGGCAACGTATACCTTGAATCCTTCAAGATCCTTTTTGGCATAATCTTGTGCCCAGTCTTTCTGGTCCGGGGTCACCTTACCGGCAGACATGGCAGCAACCACAACATCGGTGGCGTCCCGATCGGTTATCGTCTGCTTAAGGGCATTGAATTCTTCCAGGGACACACCGGTTTTGGTGGTCTGTTTCAGGGCATGGATGGACGCCACCACCACGGACTCCCCGTCTGTTTCTTTCAGATCCAGAGCCGCCATAACCGTTTTGGGCATGACTTCCTTGATCTGGTCCGGGAACTTCACCCCGATCCCGGCCAGAGCCGCCACGATCATTTCATCCGTGGCATCGGCTGCAAGCCCCAGGGCGGCAATCAATTTTACACGATCCATTGTTTCCTCCTCAAATTGTCCCAGCCCGGCCTCAAGTGCTGCCAGGATGGGGGTTAGATTATTGGTTCTGGGTCTATTGGTTAGGGCAACGCTGTCCAAATAACAGACCCGTTTATCTGTTTTTCTGGCTGCAAACACAGGGGAAAAGTACCGGTATTCTTTGGCCGCAATATGTCGGGCGGCTTTTTCCGTCCATTCCACCCGGGCCTTGATCCCTTCGCCATCTGCCCAGACAAGCTCTTTGATCCATCCGGCGGCAGGTGCTCCATTGGCAAGCAAGGCTTTCTCCTGGACACTGGCATGCTCATAATCAAAATGGATTTCATTGCCCCGGGAAGCGATCACGGCATTCACCAGGGCAAGGGATGTCTGGTCCACAAGATATTGAATCCCGTCGGCAAGCGTTCCCATGCCAGCCTTGAACAGCAGCATCCACTCCGGGGCCTTGCCGTCATCGGTATTGAGGCTTGCTATCAGGTATAAAATTTTATGCATTTTCATCCGCTCCTTTCATGAGGTTATTGCCCTGGCCAGCGTTGTAATCCCATCCCGGGTCAATCCCTTTAGGCACCTGGTGGATATTCCCTTTTCTGTCTTCCCATTCAAGGTATTCGATCCTGGGTGCTGCATCCGGTTCTTTCTTCCCCATCTTGTCCAGGTCACGCCTGGATAATGAAAATACCCGTCAAGAACATCCCCAGCCGTTGGGCGGATAATGGGTGTCCCACCAGGGATCATCATGGGGCAGAGTCAACCCGTCCCAGACCAGATGCTCATCCCGGGGGTTTGCGGATCCGCCGTGCCGGTATTGCCAGTATGGCCGCAATGCCACCACATCCGGGTCCGTCATCTGCTGATAGCGGCCTGCCATGTATGCGGTTCTAAGGTTCGTGTCATAAATGATTTTGGACCGCCAGTTGCGACCGCCGTTGTAGATCCAGCCGTGATTTTCAACGATGGAATCAAAATCCTTCCGAAAATCAGCAAGGGTAATGCCCTCGGATATGGCCTTATCCACTGACGACCGCATATCGTCCAGCAGCTCCTCTTCCATGGCACCTGCAATGGTGAATCCTTTTGTGTGCATCATCTTCCACAGGTCATCCCAGTGGGCCGTTGGCATGGAAAGCTTGTTCCGGAAGAAACCAATCGCCTCATCAAAAGGCTTGCCGCCGTATATTTGGAGAATATCATTCACCTTCATTCACCTCATACCGGCCCATCAGATCAGCCGCCGCCATGGCCTTTGCAATCAGTTCGCCCAGGGCGTCGGAATCCATGTCGGAATATGCATCGACCAGGTTGGATTTTAGATCTTTTAAGGAGGTTGATTTTGCCATGATCTTTTCCACTGATTTCAGCATTTCCTGGATATGAGTGTCTGCCTCTCCCCCCAGGCGACCCGAAACCATGTCGAGAATGTCGAGATTTCTATTTCTCGAATTGTTTGGGAGCCCTGCTATATAATGGGGCGTGTTTTCCATGCTCGCCAAATTCTGCCCTATTTTCGGTTGAAGGGTCTCTTCTCCTTCTTCAGGGGCCGGAATGTTGAATTTTTTCCGAACATGGGACACCGGAATGGGCATCCGGTCGGCAAATTTATCCAGCATCTCTGCATGGGCTTCCAAGTCTTCTTTTGCAAATTTTCCGATATAAAGAGGAACCTTTGTGTCCCACCCATAATTGAACCCGACATAGGGCCGGATAAACTGAGTTCTGACGGTTGTGGCAATGGACCTTGCATCGGAATTGATCAGATCATGCCGGACATCGTTGTGGGTGTTGGCAGCGGCATAACTGCCCTTGCCGTCCACATCTGCCGTCAGGGTGCCACCCAGGATGGCCTTGGATATTTCCTTGTTGGCAAAACCTGCCAAATCCTTGTAAAGGTCCCCGGACGCTGATCCGTTGTTCCCGGTGATAAACTCAATCTCAGTGGCTTTGGATATGATCCCGGCAGCATCATGACCCAGGGTCCGGACCGCAATCTCAAGGGCTTCTTTATCTTCAGGACTTGCCCCGGAGTCATATTTACCCAGTCTCAGGGGCATGCCGTATACTTCACAGAAGATCACCCAGTCTTTAATGGAATAGTTCTTGAACAGATACCACCAGGTGCAGATCCGATATAAGCCGGACCGGACCGCATTGCCGGGCTTGCCCCCATATCGGTGCATCATCACCCGCCAGGCCGGGATATCAATTCCTAAGGGATCATCGTCTGTGATCAGTCTGGGAATGGTTGAAAGAAGGCCCTTACTGTCTGTGAACATGAACCGTTTTTGCTCGATAAAATCAAATTTTTGAACCAGGGCCTGGCCTTCGGACACATCCCAGTCAAGATCCACCGCAGCAAATCCTTTACCCACAGAATCCTGCATGCACTCCAGGGTATCGGGCCAGTCCGTGATCCCTTCCATCATCTTTTTGACATCTTCACAAACCTTGACGTCCCGGGGATCCTCAGATGCCGGGGTCAGAGTGAAATCAGCGTCCAGGATTACGTTCCTGCGCTTGCCCATCTCTCCGATGATATGGCCGTCCCGTTCTTCAATCTGGTCAAACAATTCTGCCTGACGTCCCAGATCCCCGGTATCGGCTTCCTTGAGGATTGCCCCAAGCCTTTCTGGTGTTAGACCGTCCGCCACATAATCCCGGAAGGCATTGGTTAAAGGAGCTGCTGCCAATGGCCGTCTGTCCGGTTTCTTCTCCGGGCGTTGAATCGGTCTGTTAAATTGATCAAATAATGTCACCATTACCAGGCTCCCTTCGTTGCGAATCGTCTTTTAGTCGTTGATTTGTATTCCACTTCACCATTGCCCTTTAGTTCTCTTCGGGCATGATCTGACAGGACATGGGCAATTGCCGAATCCCCATGGCGCTGTTCACCGTCCCGGCCTTTGGTTCTTCCGGTATCAGGCACCTTGGCAATACCTTTGGTCATCTTGATAGCCCGGTGGTCATCCAGGGTGTCTCCGTCTTTGGGGATAAAGGTCTCTTTGTCTTCAATGGTGCTTTTAAATTTGGGCATGTTGTCCCGGTACCATTCCTGGCTCAACTTGACTTCTATGATTCGGTTGGCTCCATATCGCTGACGGGCCACCTCTGCCAGATACTGGCCATTGCCCCTGGCATCCAGGGCACCGCCCCGAAGCCTTGGCAATCGATCACAGATATAAAACAGCACTTGTTTCTGCTGTTCAAACGGCACGGTTCTTAATTCAACCACAAATGGTGCCCGGTGTTTTAATCCCGGTTGTTCCTGGATGGGCCAGTAAACCGACAGATCCCCGGTCCGTCCAAAGTCTTCACCAAAATATGTGGGATAATTTTCCGGCATGGCAGCAAGCAGATCTTTCAAATTTTCTTCACACCACAGTGTTATTTCAGCTTCCCGGATATGCTTGGGTTCATCCACAAACTCAGGTTTGCAAGTCAAACGAACAATAGGGATGGTCTCATCCTGAATGGCTTCCAACATGCTCAAAGGCAAGAATGTCCCGCCCCCCTGGGAAGGAATACAAAACAATTCTTCATCCGCTCCATCGCCATAAAAACTGACGGTTTCATCCCGCCATTGGTCCTGAGCTTCCTGGCTCCATTCATTTCCAAGCCTTAAGCAGATCCGCTTATACAGGCCGTCATTCAGGGCATCGTCAAAGGTGATTCGGTGCAGGCTGTATGGTTTTTTCCCGGCCCGGATCTCTTTGATCGCCTCATTGAATGGATTCTCATCACCATCATGGGTGGATATGACCACGACCCGCCCGCCCCACATGAGCAGGGCCAGGGCCGCTTTTAAAAGTCCTTTCAGATCATCATGGAAAGCCGCCTCATCGATTACAACTTTGCCCTGCATACCCCTTAAATTTGAAGGCCTGGAAGAAAGGGCAACGATTTTATGGCCGGATGCAAACTTGATCCGAAAGGTGATGATATCTTTATCTTCATCCTTGAAAACATACTCTTCAACTTCTGTGGCCACTTTGTTGTAGGATTTAGCCCAGTCCGCACAGTCATTGATAAATTCCTGGGCCATATCCTTGTTATACCCGACATAAAAGACGTCCATGCCGCTTTTGGAAGCTGCAAGCAAAGCGTCCTCACTGGCTTCACCCCATGAAAGACCGACCCGCCTTGATTTCTCGCAAAATTTTACTCTGGACTTATCCTCCTGCCATTTGACCTGGTAGGGCAATAATACCGTGGGCGTTCGTAAGGATCGGTCTTCTTTGACAGGGGATACTGTCATGCTTTCACTCCAAGAATCTGCCGTTTGATCATGTCGACCATTTCATCAGACAAACCACCTTCCACGGCTGTTCCGTCCACTGTCTCCGCAGCCATTTCAAGGGCTTGTTTTCGAATCTGCTCTTCCCGATCCATTGTGGATTTACTGGCCCGCTCAATTCGCTGTGAACACAAAGCCAGCTTATTGAGGGTGTCTACATCGATTTCTCCCTCATTCATCACCAGGTTAAACGTAAGGGTTTTGATCATCTCAGTGACCGCCCGGCCAAGATCCGTTCCTTTCTGTTCGCCCAGACCACCAACCAGAGCGTCAGCCGCTTCCCGGGCCTCCCGCATCATGGATCCTTTTTCCTCAACCGCCATGGCATACCGGTTAAAAGCACTTTTGGAGATGGGTTTCTGGCCGCGCTCCGCCAGATCCGGATTGATATCCTCAAGGATCTGCATCTGGGTTTTATCCCTGTTCCGAAGTTCTGCATTGACCCTTATCCGCACATCTTCCGGCAATTGATCAATGGTGGAAAGCCTCCCGCGGCCAGGGCGTTTTTTATGCTTTGACACCATGGGTTATCCCCTCCTGGGGGAAGGCCGTTTGATACCCGGGATGGTTACCCGGCCCTGGGCCACATCCGCCCCGCGCTCGGTCAGGGTGGCGATGGTGATATGCGGATCA